CTCATCAAATGATCGAGATCAACAGCTTCTTGTTCTTCACCATCGGAATTGATCTCTTTTTCAAATGTCAATAGTTTAATGTTTTCTAAATCCTCATCAGTCAACCCTACTCATTCTTTATATTCAGCCATTTCTGGTGCTTTTTCATCCCAGTAATCTGGGTAGACACGAACAATATGTCCCTTTTTGTGGGGGTCTAATATTTCTATAAACTTATCTCCCCAAAAGGCTTTTGTTTCTTTTCCTACATTCATGGATTTTTTTCCTTAAGCATCATTCGTGCAATTTGTTTTGCAAAGTCAATGCTTTGCCCAATATCATCACTTAATTTAACTCTTAAAAGTAAACCCTGCTCATCTTTTAAACTGGATATGGCAATCAGCAATGCCTCGGCAAAACCTTCCTCAGTCGTTTTATCAAGTAAATCAATAAATTTTTGTGAAAAATCTTTTGAAAAATCAGTCATGTGTTGCGCTCCTTTAATATTTTCTCTACCCATTCCGCAATTCGATGTGGGTCATTTACTAATAATGGATTGAAGTCGTTCCAGTCAGCACCATTCAAACCTATCCATTCAGGCTTAACATATTTTTCAGCGCACGCAAGGCAATACAGCGCATAACCACCACCAACCCCACATTCATCGCACCCTTGTGGTGTGGTGTAAAGAGGCAATGGCTCAACGTCAACTGTAATTGGTGTTTCAACTTTTGTTGGCTTTGCCCAATAAAAACCGCCTTTTTGAGGATTGAAATATGCCACAGGCTCTTCTTTAGTCATTCTTGTCCCCTTGCATTTAATAGTTTCTCTAACGCCTCCATCATTTCTTTACTGATTCCGCACATCCAACCAGTGTCCGATGGGTAAAACCTAAGAACATAATCACCAATTTTTATCTCTTTGAATATTTTCATCTTGACACCATTTTCATGCAATAAAGAACACTATTAGTTAATCTACATTCGTCGTATATTAACACTTCATACCAAATGGTAAATCTTACTGCACAAACTAAAAACACAATTACAAAAATCCATGTGTAGATATTTTTATTCATTTTTGTCCCCTTGCACGAATGGCATCAGCACTAGACTTGCAACCATTCCTCCATGTTTTATTCATGTTGGCTTCAGTATTGCTCAGGGCTTCACAAATCCTTGCACATGCTTCACGCTCATCTTCAACTAAAGGATCAACAATAGTGCGTACCATACCCTCACTAAAGTGTTCCAAAAGTATTTGTACCGCTGTATCTTTAGTCATCATAGCCTCCTAATAAAGCAACAATAAAGCAAAAGACTGCCGTGACCCATATAGCCCCTATAACTAGCGTCGCCACAAGAATTAAAAAGTCAAGCACCTCATTCATACTGGCTCCGTATATACTTTAGCAAGCTTTGCAATTCACAAGTTTTGTATAAATACACCACGTTGCCGGTCTTTTTATACAACGCTTTTTGTTTATCAATTCGCTGTAAAATAATCTTTTGAACATCAATCATCATTACTCCAAGTAGCGCGTCGCCTTAGGCGTGCAGACACAAATCTTGGTCCTCGTGTCCTCAGCCCTAGGCTTAATTTTAATAAAGCCTAGTGTGGTGAGCCACTTTAAGGCGCCGTGGATCGTAGGAAGTGAGGCCACGCCCTTGGCGCTAGCCAACTCCATAATCTCCATAATGGGCATGGGCCCATGATCATGGAGAAGGTTAAGAACCAATTCCGCGGTCAAGGACATGCCCACCATCCTGCGTTTTTTATGCCAATACAGCGGCTGTTTAATCATAAGAAAAATCATCCATAGTAGCTAGTTGCTCAAGTATTTGCTCCTCAAGCTCGATGAGTTGAAGCTCCTGAAACACCGAGATGATGTTAACATCCTTCACCCAGACGGCCCAAAGCTCTATTGTCGCCGCATAGTCAGGCTCCATAGGCAGCCCGTTTTCACGCGACCCCTCAACACCGGCGTCATACTCATACCATACCGTTACGTCAATATCACCTACAACCGTGTCAATGGCCTTTACACCTTTAGGTCTTTTGTTTCTAATTAGTTGCATCATTCATCTCCTCAACCGTTACCGTATACTGTTTGCCATTGTGATCGGTCACACGCAAAGTTTTCTTGGTTGACGCGAAATAGCCCTCAGGGCTAAGGTCCATCATCACCCGACCAACATTGGATAAGTAATCACAATACAGGGCGTCTGAGCGCATAAGCTCCATGCTAATTAAATTGGCAATGTAATCACAATAGACCAATGTAATAACAGGGGAGCTGGGGGTGTTAAGCTGTGTTAACTGCATAATTAATACCTTTCAATAATCACTGTAGCAAGATGGCTACAATTGCAATTGTACAATAACTTTAAGAAGTTTATACAATATTTTTAAAATATTTTTAAAAAGTTAAAAAATCCTAAAAAGTTGTGGTATTATAACTACAGTGGCGATCTTGCCACTTGTTTATTGAAAAGGATAGCAATGGAAAAACAAACTGTGCCTACCGGATTTGGCGCAAGTGTTCTTCAGCCCGAGCAGTTGTATCAAAAATTCCTTGATGATAGAAATTTTACCAACGCGGACATCAACGCTTTAGGCCTTGAACTGCTTAAGCCCGAGGATACTAAAGTATTACTAGGCCATACCAACGAGTGGTCTATTAAACTTCCCTACCGGGATGTGAATGGCCAAGACACAGGCTTTAATCGCGTGAGGGTCCTTACACCTAAGGGGAAGATGAAGTACTCACAGGCTCGAGCCAGTGGCAGTCATATCTACTTCCCCATCTCCACTAATTGGAAAAAAGTCCTCACCGATGTGGATATACCTATCATCATCACGGAGGGGGAATTCAAAGCCTGGGCCATCACAAAGGAGCTCATGGGCAACAGTTTGCCGTACGCCTGCATCGGGTTGGCCGGGGTAACATCATGGACGGACAAAAATGGACTACATTTACATAAAGATCTCATGCAATTCTTGTGGCGGCGAAAGACGAGTTTTGAATCCAAGAATCGCAAAGTCTATATCATCTTCGACTATGACGGGGCAAAGGAAGATGGGGAGCCGAATGAACAGGTCGCTTTGGCGGAAACGAAACTTGCCATTACACTCCGAGGACTGGGAGGGGAGGTGCACCTGTGTAGAGTGGGCAAATTCGGACCCGGTCCGGGATCCAAATACGCCATAGATGATCATTTTTTAGCCGGCGGGAGTCTTGGAGAAGTCCTCACCACAACCAGCATTGTGATGAACGGGGTGGACACGTTGGAGGTCAAGCTGCATGAGTTCTCAACAAAATACGCGCTGCTCAACGGGGATGTGATCCGCTTGGGGGATGGGCATATCATGTCGTTCCAAAAAGCAAAGATAGACTCGGCCCAGCATATCTTTATACAAACATCAACGGTGCAGGGGAGAGCGGGGCAACAACCTAAGGTTGTGAGCAGAGAAATTGCCATGCTTGATGAGTATAAGAAATGGCATAAAAGGTGTGACATCAGGAAGGTAGGTGTCTTCCCAAATTACCAAGGCATAAAGGTAACACCGGATGGGTGTTATAACTATCTTAACTCTTGGGCCTATGAGCCAACGGCGGGGCCGATTGACCTATACACTCAGTTTTGTGAATACTTTTTTAGAGATGAGCCGGACTTCGCCATTTACTGGCATAACTGGGTGGCCAATATCATTCAATACCCACATAGAAGGAATAACACTACACCTCAGTTTGTATCAAACATTGAAGGCATTGGTAAAAGCGCGGTCGCGGAGTTTATAGCCGAGATGATGGGCCTTGGGGAAAGCGGGCCCGCTACCATTGTGGGGCCAGATGAGTTATTTGGAGCTTTTAACGGGATTCTTAAAAATAAGATCTTTGTCGTAGTAAATGAGCCCTCATCGGATAGAGAGGACCACAGCGCCAAGCTTAAAAACTTTATCACGTCAAAAGAAATCACCATCAATAACAAGTACGGGCATCAATACTCAATTGAAAATTACATGAACTTTGTGTTCACAACCAACAGGCCCTATGTAACTACAATGGGGAACAACGCGAGGCGTGAAGCCATTTATAAGCCCGAGACTCTAACCAACGCTGAGACTCGACCCATGGTCAATGAGCTTATGAAGTGGGCTCGAGCCGGCGGGTTTGGCCAAGTTTTAAACTGGTATTATGAAAGAGATATCACAAACTTTGATCCCTATCAGGCGGCGCCGGAGACCAAACGCAAAGCTCAAATCGTAAAACTCTCACAATCTCCCACGCAGCAATTTGCCAACGAGCTCTTAGAATGGGCCAAACAACACGTGGGAAGCTTGGCATTTTTCACCAACCAACAACTGCAAATTCTCTACAAAACTTGGCAAGGCGAGGAAAAAATGCCGGCCTCAAAATACATCAAAGCCGCGCTCGCAAACCTCACTCCAGGTGAAGAAATTGTGGTGAAATTGAGCAAAAACGCGGCGGATTCGGGCACTGAAAGAACGGTCCGAGGGTGGATGATCGGGTTACAAAGTGAAATTGTAACCTGCAATAAACGCCAGATCGCGGACGCGACGGCACTCGCAATCGCCGAAGAAGTGAAGCATTTGAGTGATAATTTTTAAAAGGTTACAGAAAGGTTACATGAAAAGTTACAAGAAAAAAGTCTCTAAGTTATTGATTTTATTAACTAGTTACAAGGTTACAAAGGTTACAATATATTATAAAAGATATATTTATATATATATAACGCTCGTATATAAAGTTTTCGCGCTGTTTGTAACCTTTTTTGTAACCTGTGGCTTGAGCAAAAAATGTGTACATCATCCAAAAAATTGAGATACAATCCCGACCATGACTACAAAGACACCATCAAAGAACGGAAAGTTCTTAGGACGCCCCTCAACGTACAACCCCGCGTACTGCGCGCAAGTCATTGAGCTTGGCAAGCAAGGACTTTCAAAGCACCAGATTTGCGCCCAGCTCGGCTTTGGCGTCCACAACATGTATGTTTGGGAAACGGAGCACGAGGATTTCTGTCGCGCCTTGGAAGAATCGCGGAACAACGCGCTTAAGTACTGGGAAGACTTGGCTTTGAATCACATCATTGAGAACCCGGGCGGCCCAAGACTGAACACCGGGTTGTGGTCTCGGTCGATGGCTGCGAGATTCCCCCGTGAGTACCGCGAGAACTCCAAAGTCGAGGTAACCGGGAAAGATGGTGGCGCCATTGAGGTGGACGTCATACATGACTTTGCCAAAGATCTGATGCAAGATCTGTTAAGCGCAAGGCAGGCCGATGCTGAGTCAGCAGACGAGTGAACGATTAGCCCAGCGGATAAAGTCTGGGCCAGACCTCAATAGAGCCTCATCAGAATGGCGCAGCGCCCTTAAAGCTCGCACCAAATGGTTAACCATAGCCAATCATCACCAGATCCCTCCAAGTGGCGATTGGTGGGACATATGGCTACTTTTGGCAGGTCGTGGAGCGGGTAAGACTCGAACCGCGGCAGAGGATACCTGGTGGTACGCGTGGACTAACCCAGGAACCAGAACGCTGGTCTCAGCTCCGACATCAGGAGATGTGCGCGATGTTTGCTTTGAGGGAGACTCTGGAATCCTGAATGTTATGCCCAACAACTTGGTTGACTCGTACATCAAGTCGCTGCATGAGCTCACACTTAAGAATGGGTCCATCATCAAGGGGATTCCGGCGTCGGAGCCGGAACGCTTCCGCGGACCTCAGTTCCATCGTGGTTGGTTGGATGAGTTGGCCGCTTGGCAATACTTGGACGAAGCCTGGGACATGATTGCCTTTGGCATGCGCCTAGGTAAGCACCCACAACTCTTATGCACGACCACCCCAAAGCCTAAGCCCAAGATCATAGAGCTCGTACAACGCGATGGTGATGATGTAGCCTACACAATGGCCTCAACCTACGACAACATCAACAACCTGGCACCCTCATTTCAGAAGCAGATTCTCCAGTATGAAGGGACCAACATTGGTCGCCAAGAGATTTACGCCGAGCTCATTGATCCGGAGGAAGCCGGCGTTGTCAAGCGTAAGTGGTTCAAGCTCTGGCCCGCGTACAAAGAGAATGGAGATGAGAACCCGCTTCCCGCGTTTGAGTACGTGATTCAAAGCTATGACTGCGCCACGTCCGAAAAGACCAACAACGACCCAACGGCGCAGGTAGCCCTTGGCATCTTCCGGCCCGGGCCTGATAAGCCTATGTCTGTTATGCTCATTGATTGTTGGGAGGAGCGCATGCAATACCCAGACCTGAGACCCAAGGTGATCGAGGAAGCCGGAACTGTGTACGGGAATCCTAATGAGTTTGGCTCGGGCAAGAAGGTCGACATGATCGTGATTGAGGACAAGTCCGCCGGCATCTCACTGATCCAGGACTTGAGACGCGCAGGCTTGGACATCCGGTCCTACAACCCGGGCAACGCCGACAAGATGATGCGACTCAACATTGTGGCGCCCATCATACAGCGGGGCTTGTTCTACGTCCCCGAGTCCACCAAGTCAGAAGGCATGCCAAGATCCTGGGCCGAGCCCCTGATTAGCCAAATGTGCGCCTTCCCCGAAGTTAGACACGATGACCTGTTGGACGCCACAACACAGGCTTTACGACTCCTCCGTGATATGGGTTTCCTTATCTTGGATTATGTGTATAATGACAACGACAGTTACGCCGATGACGAACGACCACGGAGACAGAACCCATATGCCCAGTGACGCCGACATAGCTCAAATGAGAGCCTACCTGCTTAAATCGCAGGAACCACAACAACCCGTATATGATGACGGTGCTAGCATGCTTGGGGGTGACCCCAATATGCAACAGGTCGGATTATTTGGATTTGGTAAAGGTCCTAAGCCCGTTAAGCCTTCGCTTGATGTACAACGCAGAGCTTTGTTTGGGCTACCTGAGACGCCTACATTCCAACCCCCCGCCGTCATCCCACCTAAGACTCCAACAATTACGGACTTGGTTCCACAAAGCACAAGAGCGGATCTACAACCTCCGGTGTCACAGCCTTCAAGCCCACTTACAGACTTGGCCAACAAGGCGATTAATACGCCAATGACTAGGCGTGATGTGCTAAACAGAGCTAAGAACGCTGCGGTTTCACATGTTGTTCGAGGCGCCGTTGGCAATATAACACCTACAGACTTGCCTAAGCTTCCTGATGTTGCAGCACCATTGGCTGAAGTGGCAAAAGAAGTTGTGCCTACAGCTACTTCATCATTTGCGTCAATAATACCTTTGATGGACAAAGCATTTAGAGAGCGTACGCTTGATACAATACAAGAGCAAATGGACGCAGGTGATTGGGGCAGTGAAAGCGCGTATGGGTTTTATGACGAAATACGACATCATTTACAAGATAAAATCCCTAAGAAAGACTTAAACACGCTTGACAAATACTCAGACGCTTTACACAACTCATATCGACAAATAAGTGAAGGCAGACAAGTGCCTGCTAGACATTACAATATGTCTGAAAAATTTAATACCTTGTTGAATAAACATATTCATCATGTACCGATTGACGAGTTTTTAGGCAACACTGAATACACCCGTGAAGTTGGTGATAAAGATTATATGACTGAGATATTGGAGAATGAAGATTTTCAACCTGATGAAATTAAGCAATACTTACAGCATCATGATATTGATGCCCACGATTAGGTGACTTTAAATGATTACATATGATGAGTTTGGCAATGTAACAGGCGACACAAGTCAGCCTGATCAAACTCCTAAGGGCGGATTAGTTGGCGTCCCATCTTTAGATGAGATGAAGCACGCATTGGCTATGTTTGGCAATAAGACTTTTGACATGGCTAAGCAAATGGCGCAAACTCCTTTTGCAGTAAAGCAACAAATGCCTGCTGCATTAGGTCAGGCTTTTCAACTTGCACAAGTGCCTGGTGAAGTTACCTTGGCTACTGCATCAAGCTATCCTGCAGCAATTGCAAAAGAATTAGGGTTTCCTAAAGCCGCAAAAGCAATACAATATCAACCCAGATCTCCATATACATATCCTGTTTTAGAAGAACTAAGTAATTTGCCTGAACAAATAACAGGTTCAAGCATGGGGTTTGGGCCCATACCTGAATTGATGCAACCTGAGTTTCAACGCGGCTTTACGCCTAATGATCTTAAAGTTATGGGCGCCAAGACAACGCAGTTTGGCCGCGAAGTTGGCAGCATTCCTACAGACTTTGCCAACGCGCAATCAGGAATTAAAACACTTAATCCTCTTGGTGAAGAGACAGTAGGCACAAAGTTGCAAGGCGGTGTGGACGCGTTAGGCGATACATTGCAGAGACGGGCTGCGCAAGGCAAGTCTACTGTTCCTGGCGTGCCTGAGTTTGTACAGCCTCAAACCAGTATGTACGCCGTTAGACCTAGGGATTCATCTTTGGTTAAAGCGGAAACAGGCCCTACAACAAGCAAAGACATTGGCAGAGATGAAGGCCTGCGGCAATTGGTGGAGAAAACCCCAGCCGAGGCAAGGGCGGTTATAAACTCTGACCCTGTTGCTTTAAACACCGCGTATGAAGCTCGATATTTAAATAACTTAGGCTATGAGCCTGGTGAAATAAATGATCAATTGCTTAAGCACAAGGACGCGCAAAAAGCTTTGGAGTTCCCCGAGCTTACTGCCCCAGACGCTATCAAAAAGGCGTATAACTATAAATACGCCACGCAGGAATCACAACATGCAAAAGCGCTTGAGCAGATAGACTCATTTGTTCGAGACCCTGCTAATGCGGAACTAGTTAGTCGGCATGGTCTTCCCACTGTTGATGAGTTTAAGAAAAGACTGCAAGCAGGCCATGATGTGTACAACAAAATAATGCCTGACTTTATTAATAAAAATACTGGGGCCATTGACAACGCGGCTATTGCTTTGGCTAAAAAAGGCATTACCATTGATAGGCCTGATCAAATCTTGCAAGAACGTAGCAATATGTCTGAGTCTGAAGTGCGTCGTATAACTCGCAATAGAGAAGCTGCGGGTCTATCGCCTGAAGGTGAAGTACAAAAAGATATTGACGCTAAAAACCAAGAGCTTGATACTTTAGTTAATCATCCTGAGAGAGCAGAGCTTAATAGACGCGAGCAAGAAATGAGTGCACGCGCAATAACAGAAGGCCGCAGCCCGTTTAAACTTCCTAAGCTTGACGCAAACGGTGTGCATGAGCATATTATGGATGAGAATGGGGTTTTACAACCGCAATGGGTGCCTGACCCTGAGTACGTTGAGTTGACGCGCCAACTTCGAGCTAAGAATAAGCCTATTGATAAATTAAGCAAAGAGTTGCAAAATCTTAAAGTTGCTAAAGCATTAGAAGATATTGAAGACTCTAATTTTGCTGTGCAGCCTGCAAATACTTTTTATGAAGGTCTTGAGCATGCACGCAGACAATTTTACCCTGAGATCGCTGCCAAACCTTCTACGGATTTAGTGTATCATTTGACGGATACTGAAAGCATTGGGCTTCATAAATTAGCGCATAATATGTATGAGGATGTGCTATCAGGAAAAATCAATGGCACCAAACTACAAGGCATGGGCGCGGAAGGCTATATTAATAAAATCGCGTCTGATAGGGTTGCCAAAGAATTACGAGAAAAGCAAGAAAAAGAAGAAAAAGAAAAAGCTTTAATTGCAGCTATGCTGCCTAAAATAAAAAATGTCCCACCTGAGCATAAGTATAGCAAAGCCTCAGCGCTTGAAGTAACTAATGCAATGCCATATGATACGATTAAGAAATCTTTAAGTGATGATACGTATTTCTTAGATCATTGCGTTGGTAAATGTAGAGATATTACGTCTAATATTTTGCACCCACATACAGGTCTTACAAGACAATACGAAGCATTGTACGACCCTATTACTGGAGAAATTAACCCTCTTCGAGCTAAAAATACGCATGATACTTCGTATATGCGCGGCACTCGCGACGGGTCTGAGTTTAATACTTCATTTAGAGATAATAAGACTGGCTTCCCCGTAGCATCACTTAGATTTGTTAACGCGGGGCCAGACACTTTTAATTTACATTTTGTGTCAGGTAGGAAAAA